CAGTTTGTTTTAAGCGGCTTCTAACATTGACATAGGCACACGATAACTACGGCCTAGCATGTCAACAACACACTTAGTCTGATTGATTTTGGTAATAGTACCAGGAGTTTTCTTTGTCTTTTGAACAACAAATACTTTTTGTCCAACAGATAGAGTTGCTTTACCAACTATAACTTTCATTTGTGATATAAAATCAGAAAGGTCGTTAAGTTGAGCAAGGTTCATTTTTTGTATTTCAGTTTTCACATTTTTCATAATATAGTCCTTTATTAGTTTAAGTAAAGAGGTCCAGTCCAACGAATGGCATAGTTACCACTCAGTACATTTCCTCGGGGTTGATTTAAGGCAGGTGCATTAAAACCAGCAGGCTTCAATATATCTCCTATCTTAAAATGTTTAAAATCAGTTTTACAGATAAAAGCAAAGACAGAATTATCTCGTACAATCTTAATGTATTTCTTTCCTTCTCTGATTGAAATTGAATCGTCCCATTTAGCAAGTTGTTCTTGCATATAAGATGAAATTTGTTCTTTACCGTGTGAAGACCATTTATGATAATCTTCTTTGGCACCATTCATTAGATTAGTGATACCTTCTTCAAGTGATTCGGCAGTTTTGTTTACAGTAGTCATAGTTTAGTGTCCTTTTTTAGTGTTTATAAGTATATTATATCAGATTGATTCGATAATGGCAAGCGTTTTTTTAACTTTTTTATGAATTATTTTTATATGCCATTAGTAATGCACCAGAACCTGATACAACCAACCCTAGAAACGCAACCATTAGCATTTCAGTCAAGGTATTCGCAGTTTCCATACAAGCTCCGTCACAATCGTTAGCAGAACCGGCCATCATTATAATACCAGTTATAATTAATAGACTTGATATAGTGTTTTTCATAGTGTTTTCTCCTTGTTATTTAATTTTCAGTATACCAGTTTCACGGTATGCTTTGTAATCGTTGATTATCTTGTTGATTTGATTTTTCATGTTAATATCAATCATTTTCAAAAGAGTAGTATCAAGTTCAATTACTTCTTTTATGTCTTTGTTCATTTTTTTGATGTGATTATAAGCAACATTTCTTACAATCGCCATATTATTGTTTATTGTTTCTTTCTTTATCATATGTGTCCATCCTACCACAGATAAATAGTAAAGTCAAGCACTAATTTCACTTTTTTTCAAAAAAATGGCACAAAAAACCCTTATAAATCAACGCTTTTTAATTTTATTTGTTCTATCTTTGTTCTTTTTAGCGTCCGGATGCTCAAAAACTGTCGAAAATTGCAAAATTGCGCCGGATTTAGAGCGAATCGGCGAATCAGCGTCAAAAAATTTAGATAATTTAACGGAAACTGATTTACGAGCTATGAAAATGAGTTGTGGTTTCTAATATAAATAGTATTATAATGAAAAATTGTTCAAATTGCGGACATGAGTGTCATTGTGGCATAACTTGTTACCAGGATTACAAAGATGGCGACGGAAAAGATGTTGTTATCAACTGTTGTTCTAATTGCAGACATGATTCGTATATTGATGAAGAAAAATATAACATAGAAAGTTAAATATGAGCAAAATGAGAATGTTCAAGTTTTGGAACGCAGATGGTGTAGAAAAAGAAAAAGAAGAAATCAGTTTAAAGAAAGCAACAAGAGCTGTACAAGGTGATTTTAAAGATAAAGAGATTAGTGTTGAATATATCAGTAAAAAAGGTAAACAGATGTGTCATTCTATAATCATACCAATTGGTAGAAAATTAAGACAATCAATTTTACAAGAAAAACAAAGATTAGCCTTAAAAGCAAAATTGGCTAGATAGATGATTGGTAAGTTTACTATTCTTAAAGATAAAAGAGTATTAAAGTTTACAAACTTTGATGACATACCAATGTCATTTAATCATGTAGTATCTTTTGAACCTGATTATCCGGAACCGCCTCATACAGAGGAACAACATGAAGAAATGTCAACATATCAATCTAAATTAGAGGAGTTATTAAATCGTGCCAGCGGTAACTAGAATAGGTGACGCAGATGTGGCTCATTGTTCAGGAATGACAAGAGCGGCTGGGTCAAGTAATGTATTTGTAAACGGTATTGGTGTATCACGCCAAGGAGATAATAATACAGGTCATTTATTGCCTGCTCCGATATGTCCATCTCATTCAGCACCGATAGCTACAGGTTCATCTACAGTATTTGTAAATGGCAAAGGTTGTGGTAGAGTTGGTGACGCAATATCGGGTTGTACGAGTGTAGCGGCAGGTTCTCCTAATGTTTTTGCTGGTTAATTTAAAAAACTGTTATAAATATTAGCGATATGGCAAACTATGACGCTTCAAGCACAAACAAAAGTAAAAAGGCAGTAAGGACTTATAAAGACCTTGACCTTGATTTTACACGACATCCTGTAACAAATGATGTTGTAAAAATCGAAGATGTAAATGCTGTTAAAAGAAGTGTTAGAAATTTAGTTAACACACAATTTTATGAAAGGCCTTTTCATCCTGAATTAGGTTGTGGTGTAAGAGATTTACTATTTGAAAACTTTACACCTATGACAGGCATATTCATAAGAAGAAAAATTGAGGAGGTTTTGGTGAATTATGAACCAAGAGCAAATATATCCTCAATTGCAGTAAATGAACAACAAGACAGAAACGGAATAAATGTAGAAGTAAACTTTTATGTTTTAAACTTGCCAAATCCAGTTTCAGTTACAACAACACTACAAAGAATTAGGTAAATAAATGGCTTCAAATAAATTAACAGTATCAGAATTAGATTTTGATAATATAAAAACTAATTTAAAATCTTTCATGCAAGGCCAATCCGAATTTCAGGATTATGATTTTGAAGGTTCTGGTTTTGCCGTTCTTTTAGATGTTCTAGCTTACAATACACATTATCTAGGTTTCAATGCTAACATGTTAGCAAATGAGATGTACCTAGACTCAGCAGACATAAGAAAAAATATTGTATCATTAGCAAAGATGATTGGTTATACACCAACATCATGTAGAGCTTCAAACGCAGAGTTAACTGTAAAAGTTAATAATGTTCCAAACACTACAACATCACTTACAATGGATAAAGGAACAGTTTTCACAACTTCGGTTGATGGACAATCTTATCAATTTGTAACAAATCAATCTTATACAGTTCAACCTAATTCTGGTGTTTATCAGTTTGCAGGCGTAAAAATTTATGAAGGCACATTAGTAACTTTTAAATATACAAAAGACAGTTCGGATCCTGACCAAAAATTTATTATTCCAAGTCCTAATGCTGACACGATTACATTAAAAGTAACAATACAAAATTCTTCAAGTGATAGTACACAAAATGTCTATACACTTGCAACAGGTTTTACAAATTTAACAGACGCTTCAAAAGTTTATTTCTTACAAGAAAATGAAGAAGGTAAATTCGAAGTTTATTTTGGTGACGGTATTTTAGGAAAATCATTATCAGACGGCAACATTGTTATATTAGAATATATTGTAACAAATAAAACTGAAGCTAACGGCGCAAGTTCATTTGCTTTGTCTGGCGACATAGATGGTTTTTCAAATGTTACAATTGCAACCACATCAAATGCAGCTAATGGTTCAGAGGCACAAACAAAAGAATCAATTAGATATAATGCACCTTTACAATACACAGCACAAGACAGAGCTGTAACTTCTAAAGATTATGAAACAATTGTTAAATCGGTTTATCCAAATGCACAATCAGTAAGTGCTTGGGGTGGTGAAGATGATGAAACACCACAATATGGTGTGGTTAAAATTGCAATCAAACCTATTTCAGGTTCGGTACTAACTACATCTACAAAAGAAACAATTAAATTGCAATTAAGAAAATACAATGTGGTATCAGTAAGACCAGAAATTGTGGATCCAGAAACTACATCTATTTTATTAACTTCAAATGTTAAGTATAATGAACAAACAACAGCTAAAACATCTGATACTTTAAAAGCAAATATAATTTCTACACTATCTAATTATAATACAAATACATTAAATCAATTTGATGGTGTATTCAGATATTCAAAAATTATTGGTTTAATTGATAATACAGATACAAGTATTGTTTCAAATATTACAACATTAAAAATTAGAAAAGAATTTACTCCTACAATTGGCGTTTCAACAAGATATGATGTTTACTATAGAAACTCATTATATAATCCTCATTCAGGCCATAACGCAAACGCTGGTGGTATTTTAACATCAACAGGTTTTAAAATTGATGGCGATACATCTACTATTTTCTTTTTAGATGATGATGGTCAAGGAAATGTTAGACGATATAGTTTATCAGGTTCGACAAGAGTTTATGCTAATAGTACACAAGGTACGATTAACTATGCAACCGGTCAAGTTACAATTAAC